TGTGTATGAGTCCAATCCGCAGGCCAAATTAAAGTTAGACCTTTTTGTGGTCTAACTTTAATTTTTTGATAATAAAATTCCGTCTCTCCGTCATCAGTTATATCATTTAAATATGTCAAAAATACTAGATGTCTTGACATTTTAAATCCTTGAATCGTATCTCTCTCACAATGCCAAGCGTGATAACCTTGATGAGGCGGAGTATATTTTTGGATTTTTATAGAATCCAAAATTGTCCATTTTTGAACTATATCATTACAAAAATTATATTTTTCAATATATTTCTCACATACTTTTTGTAATTCGAAGACATATTCATTCAAATGTTGTTCATTATGATCAAAATAAATTTCTGTCGCATCTTTTATAGAATTATTGATGTTACCTATCACTTGCCTATTTGGATTGGACTCATAAAGATTTATCAAATAATCACAAATAGAAACATCTTCTAGAAACCATGCTCCAATAAAATTATTTTGGAGTATGACTTCTTGCATTACATTCCAAATTGTTTCTTCACAATATCAACACAGGAATCAAAAGCTTCTGCTAATTCATCTGGTGTATGACCAGGAAGGATTTTATTTAATTCAATGATTGCTGCTTCTTTTGTTTCTGGTGTGATCTCAAACATTATTGTCCTCCTAACATGTTAATATCACCGGCGACAAATCCAATGATAATGGTGATGGTAAAGAATATTACCATACGAAAATATGACTGTCTCTTTAATTGTTCTGGTGTTAAGTTACTCATAATATTTTCCTTAGATTTACAACGGATGAAAAACGTTATCATTTTTATTATAAAAATCTACAATATTATCCCCATTTAAATCGAAACCATATTTATCTAAAAAGGCTGCGGGGAATACAATATTTTCTCCATGAAGATTTAATTTTTCAATAGTTTCTTCAACATCTTTTATTACCCAGAGGCCCGAACATTCAATATTACCTCCATAGTTATAATTCTTCACTTCAACCACAACAACCTCGTGTGGTATATTTCTTGTCATTTCAACAATTTTTTTATGAAATCTATCGATGGCCGCAGTAGAACTAAACCAAAAACTTCTTTTTACTCCATTATAATAAAATTTCTTTAATGTATCAAAGATGGGGTCATAACTAACCCAAAGAGGACTATTAGGGTCTAGAGGCCAGCTAATAATAATATCATATTTGCGTGACATATTTTTAATAAATTCAGACATTTCTTCTTTGTTAAATTCCATCTTTTTAGCCATGTCAGGAGGTGTAAATTTAGTATATCCTGGTGTATAAATCAATATTTCTTTAACATCTTTTTCCGATACAAATTTAATAGTTTTTTCAATATCATCATAACCAACATATGCCGGCATTGGCGTCATATTAACAGTATATTTTATTCCATATTGTTTCATTAAATCAAAACTATTCATAGCATTATCATAATGCCTATCTTTTAATTTAAAAAGTTTTGTCCAATATTCTCTCGTTGCTGAAGGTACTGACATTGTAACTTCAACAGGTAAATAATGTGATAGCTTTTCAAGAGTTTCGGGTGTAAATCTAGATCCGCTTGTAGTTATACCTATGGGATTATTAAATTTACGCCGAATGAGTTTTAAAATGTCAAAAAACTTTGGATGAATTAAGGCTTCACCTTCACTTATCCTACCAGGTAAACTTTCGTTTAATAAAATAGAGCCATTAATATGTGTTGTGGCGTATAAAACTTTTTCTATTTCTTTTATATCTCTAAATTTTGTTAATAAAGTTTCAAACGCATTAGATTCATTTGAACAATATTCACATTTAGCATCACAAGCAGAGGTAATCTGCAATTGATTCGTATAACCAAAAGTAGCCATATTTTCCAACCAATAGTCAGAAAAATTTTTTAAAGGTATAACCGTTTTTTTGGTTTTATCATCATTCACTGATGTTAAAGAATTTAGAGCCATAAAATATTATCCAACGAATTCTGCTGCAAATGCATCATCTATATTAACACTAGGAACTTTTACTAACATAAAAGCGGGAGTGAATCCATCAAATCCTTCACCAGCCTCAAATCTTTTAGATTTGATAATAGCATCTTCTTCAAATAGAAAAGACTCTATAATTTGATTTGTAGCATTTTCATATATATGCCAGACCAAACAATCATCTTCATCGAACTCGGGATAGTATTTATATTTTGTCATACTTTCAATCCTTTGAACTTGTTCTTACCACCATCAAATTTCCTAGGAATAGGTTTTATTTCTTCCTGTCCTGAGTCCACAATATCTTGGGCCGATTGTTCTACATCATACAGCTTCATTTTGCTTTTGTCAATACCAATTACAAACCTTTTATTCTGTGATGGATCATTATAACGGTTCTTCAACTGTTTCACTTGAACCTGTTTTAACTGTTCCATAGTTTCATTTGTAATCAAGGCCAGGAACAAATCGGCAGTTGCAGGCAAACCAAAGGACTCGGATGTATCTGTCATATCAGGATCACTTGAACCATAACCACCTCTGGTTAACTGAGTAGCAGACCAAAGTGGAACATTGAACTCAACGGCAAGACCTCTCAATTCTTCTGCAATCGCCTTAATATATGTATAACTGTTAGCCACACCTGGCTTAATTCTAGCAGAGGAACAGATGTTAAGATAATCAATCATAATGGCATCTGGCACAAAGTTCTTTTTCAGGTTCAATTCATTTAACAAAGAACGGAAATGTGTTGCGGATGCCGATGATGTTGGATATTCTTTCACGATAAGCTTACCGGTTGTTTTGGTTTTTAATTTATCAATCTTAGATTTGTAAATATCTTTCGGTAATATCATAAGGTCATCAAAAGTTATATTCATTAAGTTAGCATCAATACGTTTTGATACTTCCTCTTCCGCCAACTCTAAGGTGATGTAAAGGACATTTTTACCCATGTTGAGATAACTAGAAGCCAGGTGGCAAAGAAAGAGAGATTTACCAACACCAACGCCAGCCATAACAACGTTGAGAGTTTTCCTTGGGACACCGTTTTTCGTAATCTTATTAAAGAAGTCGAGATCAAACGGCAATTTTTCCTCCACACGGTGATAATATTCATAACGATCCTCAAACTGTTCTAGATAGTCGTGGCCCACATTCGGATCAAAGCTAATAGATAACGCATCGGAGAGAAGAGACGGGATTGCACCTTTTTCCAGTTTACCCTTGCCATTCATAATCTCCAAAGAATGAGTGATAGCATTATATATGGCCTTTTCTTGACAGAACTTTTCGGTGGAATTTAAAAGCCAATCCGCGTTTGTCGAAATTGTGTCAGCATCAAGTTCTTTTAGTGTCTCTTTAATATTCTTTACTGTATCGTCAGTCGTTCCACGTAAATTATCAACCTCGATCTGTAAAGCATCGAAGGTTGGTTGTTGGTTATACTTTAACACAAAACCAGTCACCTCTTTGAAAAGTAGCCGGTCTTCTGTGTTGCTGAAATATTCCTCTTTAAGAAACGGAAGAACTTTCCTTGTGTAGGTCTCGTTCTTTATTAAGTTCTTTAGTATTGTTTGTTCCAGCCTCAATTTCACCCTCCGCATCAGCCATTTCCAACAACATGGCATTAAGAATAAGACCTAACATAGTGTTAAACTTCTCATTCTTTCTTAGTGTCATCATAGACAAATCATTTGTCTTTATAATTTCATAATCATATCCTATCCGTGGGACATCATGCTCGTCCACACGGAAGGTAACTGTGGTGTAATTATATACTACTCCGGCGAAAGGGTCAACCATTAATTCAATAGGAACAGTAGTACCTTCTTTCTTAGAATCAAAGAGGTCGTCTCTAAATTTATAATCAATTCCCGATTCCATTTTTTATTCCTTTATCAATAATTTTTCCATATTCTTCATCTTCTATATTATCATACTTGCATTGTTTATTCGGACCATTGGCATCAACATAATGTAAAAATAGTTGTGCTTGCCAATTTCCTTCATTATATACTTCGCGGCCATGTGCTACTTCCATACCCCTATATAAAATTCCATCTCCTACTTTTATTTCTACCTTTTGTAAAAGGTCTTTATTATAATTTGTCCAATAGGCCTCATTGTTTTGAAAATTTAAATCTAGTTCAGTATCATTTTTTGATAAAAAGATAAATGGCCAAATTGAATTTCCTCCATAACCCAATGTAATAGATATAGAAATTTCACATGAATTTCTATCAGTGTGTAAATATAGTATATCACCTTTGATATATATTCTACTATAAGAATATGTTGGAAACAATTCTATATTTAAAATTGTTTCTATTGTTTGTTGAACTTTTGGAAGTAAATAACTCAACTCATCTTTTTCAAAACAATAATCAAAAACATTATTATCATTAAATGATTTATAAGATACATGCTGATTATTTTCTTTTGCAATAAAAAGTTTTAATAGCGCCTCATCACATTCTTGTTGAGTAAGTATATTTTCAAGATATAAAACACCATATTCATCAAATACTTTTCTATATTCATTCATCATTTTCTTCGTTTTCTAGCAAGTTTGTTTTGCCATACATAAACTCTGCCTGGCAATACTCATCAATCTTCATAAGGATTTCTGGTGTAAAGTATTTCTCTGGGTCATTTTCAATCTGACTTTCAAATGCCTTAGATCCATCTGGTAATTCAATACGAGTTGATACCTTCTTGAACACACCAAACTTAATGGCAAGATCGAGTAGACCGTAGTATGGATCAAGGCCATGTGAATAGTTAAGGCGAGTTTCAACTTTCTTATTCTCAATGGTCATACGGGACTTTTTAAGGTTGGCAGTAATGATGGCACCTGAAATAGAGCCATCTTTGTCCTTATCTTTCTTCTTTGATAGGAAGATAATGGTAGATGCCGCATATTCAAGGCCTGAACCACCACCCATCTTCTTCATTGGCACGTATGAACCAACAACATCATAAACGTGGTTAGTAACGATTAGCGGAACTTTGGCCTTACCAAGTTTCAATGTAAGAACACGAAATGCACCACGAACCAATTGTGCCCGTGTCATATCTCTTGTGTCTTTACCATCGGCAATGTCCTGCATCTCTTTATCTGTAGAAAGATTACCAAGACTATCTAAAACGAATAGCATTGGTGGTTTATCTTTTTGTGCAAGATACTTGTCAAGGATCTTTACTGCTTGTGTCCGAAACTCTTGAACAGTTGCCACAGGTACAATAGCAACCCGTTTAGTATCAATGCCCCGATCTGTAAGAAAAGACTTTGAGATAGCGGACTCGGATTCAAAATAAAATACAAATCCATTTGGATGATCCTCTAGAAACTGATAACAAACATTAAGAGCATAGAAAGTTTTACCAACTGATGGTTCACCTGCAAATGCGGTAACTTTGTTTTGTGGAAGGCCTCGGAAGATAGAACCGGATAACAAGGCGTTCATGGCGTATGAACCAGTGCCAATAAATCCTGAAACGTCGC